GGTAACCACTACCAGGATTGTTAATTGAAACAGCAGTGATAGCACCATTAGCAATGGTTATTGCACTCACTGTGGCTTGCACAGAGCTTGCGCTCGGAGGCGGTGGTGCTATGGTAACAAGAGGTGGATTTGCATAACTGTAGCCCGAGCCACCATTGGTCATTACAATACCCAACACTTCGTAACCTATGCTGTCTGTTTGCGGGGCATAAGCATTGACTGTGAATGTAAATTCTAAATCAAATGTGGTGGGATCTGGGTCCAAGCGTGTTTCTCTTATGGTATCAAATGTGGTGGTACCGCCATCTAATGCAAATGTGTTAAAACTAACTTTGCCTGCAATGTTCCCTGATGGTAACAAGGTAAGTCCTTGTGGAAGCTTGCTGGCGCTGCCGCTGACGATTCGATACTGTAAGGTTCGTCCGCCAACGTTCACAGCCGCTACTTCTAGAGTACTTGTGGCACCATTGTTGATGGTTCCTAGATCAGGTTCAGTCAACCAAATAACTTCAGTATCAACATCTCCAATCACAGTCATTGTAAAATTTACAGGTTCTGATCTTATTGTGGGATAGGCAGTTTTATAAACTGTGACAGTGAATTGATATTCAACTTCTACTGACCCTTGTTGCTCCAGGTATCCATATAACCAACCTGTTGCTGGTTCAAGTGTCAAGCCAGGTGGCGGAGAAGTAGACAGTCCCGATGATGCTTCGTAAGTTAGCGCATCACCATCAAAATCAATGGCATCAAACTTAAAGTAAAAATAGTTGTCAGAACGAACACGTCCTAGACTGCTGGGCAATGTCAGCAACACTGGTGTTCTTGTGGGTGTTACGTCGGCTGTGATCTCAGTGTTATCTGCTGTAAAATCTGTAGTATCGGCACTCATTGAATCTTTACTGTACACAAAGATTTCAAATGTTCTAAAATTACTACCTTTCCCGTCAGAAACTTCCAAAGTAAACTGATAGTTTCTGCTGGTACTACGAGTGGTAAAATCGTTTGGGTAAAGATCTTTGGGTGTAGCATCGTATCCAGCCGGTGCTGTAGTCGGTGGGCCAACCAGTGGTTCTATAACACCGGCTATTACACCTCTACTTGATATCACCACGCCAGGAGGTAATGCCCCAGAAATCAAGTTTACTGAAACTCTGTCGCCCGGGTCAGTGTCAGTGAATTGAATTGTTGTGCTAATTTCTGTGCCGTCGTAATAGGTACCAATATTGCCCGCAGGAGTAATAAACTCAGGTACGTCTTGCCCGGTTACAGTGAGTGTGAATGTTTGATCAGCCACACGATCAACAACTTCAACACCGTTAACTATTTTTTCAGTATAAGCACGTACCACAAACTTGGAAGTCACGTCACGCGAAACTTCTTGGGGCACACCTTGAAGGCTGGCAATAGCCTTTGGAACACCTTCAATCAATCCTGTTTTTGAGCATTGTATACCGGCCGGCAACGACCCTGCAATCATTTTGTAATAAACAGCATTAGGATTGTCGGGGTCTGCTGGGTCAAATGCAAACAATGAAATCTGATAAAACAGTCCCTCTGGGATAGTTCCCAATGTCCCCGGCTTGGTAATCCATGTTGGTTTTGCCATATTAGAATGTTGTACCTGTCAGAACTCGCCAAATTTCACTAGAGCCATCATAGTTTAGAAAGCAATAGTAAAAGTCACCTGTTGAACTTATTGCAGTCATGCCTGCAAGGTCGCCAGGTTCGCCCACTGCCGATGTTGGGAGAGTAGTTTGTAGCCGACTGTAAAGTTCAGCAAAATTGTTATTACATTTGATATAGGCTGTGCGTAATGGATCCCCTAAACCGTCGTTTGGGAGTGTGCCTACTTGTATGACTTCTCTTGTCATGGGTTACCTCGCTTTGAGGTATTTATGGCATTTTATGACTTAGCTAGGAGAGAAACTAGAGCCGCAGCCGCAGGTGGTTTCTGCATTGGGGTTATCAATAACAAAGCTAGCACCCATGTCTGATTCGTCCCAACGAATGTTAGAGTTTTGTAAATATGTCATGCTCATTGCATCAACAAGAACATTTACACCATTATAATCAAAGTTAAAATCATCTTCATTTTTAACTTCATCAAAAGTAAATCCATATTGCATGCCCGAGCACCCGCCACCTTGCACAAACACACGCAATTTAAGATTAGGATTGTTTTCTTCTATTAGAAGATCTTGCAGTTTAGTGACTGCGCTAGCATCAAGTTTCATTATAGTCTTTCGTTGCAAACATCCCAGTCAATAATTTTCCAAATATTGTCTAGGTAGCGTTCTTTGTCCCACTGATAATCTGTGGCCCACACATGTTCCCACCAGTCTACCAGCACACAGATATCTGTACGTACGGCATGATTGGCAATGGTCTTGATGTCGCCCGAAGTGCTCAAGTAAACCCAGCCCGAACCTTGAATCTTCATTGCAGTTTCTTTGAATGCTTCCTTGAAATCTTCGTATGTTTTAAACTTTTCTTCTATGAGTGCGAGTACTGCGCCCTTAGGTCTGTTGGCGCCTTTGGGAGCCCGAAGCTGAGGGAAAAACTTGTTGTGTAAAAAACTGCCAGCACGATTAAAATCCGCATTGCCTTCTCCTGCATTGTAGCGTTTGGCATAGCCTTTGGCCAAATGTCCATAATGGTATTCTAAACTTTCTTTACTCAACACTGGCTCAAGATCTTTCTCGCCGTAAGGCAAGGGAGTGGTTTCCAGTTTTGCTGGCCGGGTACTTGCTTCTACAAGATTGATGTGGTCACGTAGTTCCATCTTGTATTTATCGGCGTCGGGTAATGCGCCCACGAGTGAGATCGTATGGGCTGAACTCTATTTCTACGGTATCGCCAAGCAAAATTTTAATATTGTGCTGTCGCATTTTTCCCGAGATAACTCCTGTTACAGGAATATCAATGTGTGGTAATTTTACCCGGAACATTGCATTGGGTAGTACATCAATCACTTGCCCATCTAGTCTAAAACCTTCTTCTTTAGCCAATTGCGAATTCAATCCTTTTTAGTCTATCCCAACGAAAACTACGCCATGCATTCTGGGTACAGTCCCAAACCACGCACACATCATCATTGGGTTTCTTTTTAGATGCAGTGGCGTCTTCTTTGTTTTCATTCACTGCATACTTAGCACCTTTTTCTCCACTCAAGGTGCAAATCATGGCTCTAACTGTGCCATCTGCTTTTTCAAACTCAATTGTGATCTGATCGGTAAGCAAAAGACTCTTAATCATTCGGCGAAACTCTTCTCGTTCGGGTTCTGCGGCCTTGGTGTAATAGTTGGCATCACCGTTGCTCAGGCGTTGCCACATTGCTGTTTTTTCAAAATTCATTGGTCATTTCCCCATGCTGTTATAAACAAAAGTTGATCTTGTGCACTAGCAAAGTGCCAGGTCATGTGTTCTTCGTCAGGCTCGGTTATGTATCGTTGCCCCGGTAATCCAAAATGTTCAATGCCCCAGGCACAAATTGTGGGCCAGGGCGGACGACGTGTCCATGTTATTTTAACTGGATACTTAAATTCTAGATCTCTACTAGTTTTGGTTGCCATCTGTCAGCTCTTTCTTCATAGTTGATATACCCACGTGGGTTACATACAATACGAGTACTGCCAACCATATAATCAAAATCTTCATGTGTGTGTCCGTGTGTCCACAGTTTGATTTGTGGGTGATCTATAATAAATTCATCTAGACTAGAACTGTATGCACCATTCATGATAGTGTCATCTGCGTACCTAGGATGAGTACTTAGGCGGCTTGGTGCCATGTGTCCCACTACCACAAACTTTTGATCAAACTTACCTTCAACGATTTGTTGAATATATCCCACACTGGTTCGATGACGCAGTGCAGTGTCTTCTGGTGTTAGACGTCTGAATCCGTGATCACTGTTGCGAATGATTCTGTAATCATTCATCATGCCTGCAACATGATACAATGTAATAGGATCACCTCGGTTCATGTCAGTCCACAATGTGCTACCAATAAATGTGAAATCACCAATGATTCGACAATCGTTTTCCATGAAGTAAACATTAGGAAACTTTGCACACTCTTCACGCAGGTAACCAATGCCAGCAGGCCACTTGCCATTATAAAACTCATGATTCCCTGCAACATAGATCACATGT